CATGCTCTAAATGCGATGAAGATGTAAGCGGAGCATTTTGGGATCCGATAGAGCTTGTTATGTCTTGGAGATGTTCTAAGAATCATGAAACAATATTTAGGATACAGTAATGTCAGAAAGATCTGAAGTCAAGAGAGACGGCGCAAAAGCTCAGAAGAATAGTGGTCGTGGGGATTACCAAAAGGGCGATGCTAAATGGAAGCAGTTTCTTGTTGACTACAAAGAAGCTGGAACATCCTTTACATTGAATAAAGATAACTGGGCAAAGATATGCACAGATACATTTAAGGTAAGTAGAGACATGCATCCAGCACTTAAAATTATTATAGGTAAAGATGCTAAGGTTAGACTTGGAATTATTGAATGGTCTATTCTTGAAGAACTGATTGAGTTTTGGGAAGAGAATAAAGCATGACATCATTTTTACTAGGATTACTAATAGGCTTTGTTATAGGATATCCAATTGGATTATTCATTGATAAAATTGATAAGGATATGAAGAATGACGCAAGATAAAAACACACTTGAATTAATTAGTGATATTACTGAATTTAATGATTTACATGAGTTTATGAAGGATGAGCACTTAGATAGAGCCTTGGCTATTGTGGTAAAATTATTAATGAACCCAGATGTTCCGTCTGCAAAGGCACCACATTTGATCATGGAGCTTCAAGCAATGTCAACTAAGTTTGCCGTGCTAGCATCAGTATATTCTACAATTGCAAAAGACAAAGCGGGCACAGAAAACAATAACAAGAAGAATGTATATTATTCAGTAAAGGAGTCCATAGACAAACTTGTAGATGCACTTAAGTATGTCGTTAGGTACAATTCATAAATGGGTAGAGATATAGTTAAAAATTTAAAGTTCAAGAAGTCATCTGGCAAGTTTGACCCAGAGGTATTTGCTAGATTGCTTGACGACGCCTACTTGGCAACTAAAAGAGAAGATGCAGTAACAACTAAAACATCTTTTAGTCCAAGTTCTCTTGGTTACGGACACGGTAACTGCCCCAGATATTGGTACCTAGCTTTTAGCGGAGTAATGTTTATTAACGACAATGACTCAGTTGCTATTGCTAATATGGCACAAGGAACACAGGCGCATGAAAGACTTCAAAATTTAATTAAAACTATGCCTAATTTTGTAGAAGAAGAACGTGAAATTAAGAATGACTATCCACCAATTAGAGGGTTTATTGACCTTGTTATGGAGTGGGATGGAGAAACAGTAATCGGAGAAATTAAGACTGCTAAGCAAGAAGTATGGGATACAAGGCAAGCAGAGATGAAATCATCTGCAAACCACATGCTGCAGTTACTAACATATATGAAGCTAACGGATGCCAAAGAAGGATTCTTTTTATATGAAAATAAAAACACACAAGAAGTGGTTATCATACCAGTAATAATGAATGATAGAAATAAAAAGATTATTGAAGATACTTTTCTGTGGATGTGCGAAGTTTGGGATAACTTTAAGGATGGCGACTTGCCAATGAGGTCTTTTACAAAGTCTACTTCTTCTTGCAAGTACTGCCCAGCAAAAGAAGCCTGCTGGTCTATGCCTACAGGCACAGTTCAAATTGAAAAATTTGAGGTTCCCAAGATATGATTTGTGGGAATAAAGAATGCGCTAAAGATTTTGATGCAAAGACCCATAATCAAAAGTATTGTTCAGATGAGTGCTGCCGTATTGCCACTAATAAAAGAATTATGGAAAAATATTACGAGAAGAAGGCTATTAGAAATGGCGCATATCGTGGTTGCAAGAAGTGTAGCGTAAAGCTTAGTAGGTATAATCAAGGAGACTACTGCACTATTTGTGAGAAAAAAATAAACGTAACAAACAAAAATGTTTTAATGGATATGATCGATGACATTAGCTAATTTAGTAAAGACTAAAGCCAACCGTGTACTCGGAATAGATGCATCAACTAACTCAATAGCTTTTTGCTTAATGGAAAATGATTACCCAATTAAATGGGGAAAGATTAATTTAGTCGGCACAACTATATATGATAAAATTTATGATGCTAAAAAGAAAATGTCTTTTATGCTGGACGATCTTAAATCTGATTATATAGTTGTTGAGGGTGCTGTGTTTGTTAAGTCCGCAGATGCAGTCATAAAGCTATCTTATGTATACGGAGTTGTTATTGCCGAATTGATGTCTACTGGGGCTGAGGTTATAACAATATCTCCTTCCTCATGGCAGGCATATATTAAGAATAGCAATCCTACAAAGGAAGAGAAGGCAGCAATAAGATTAAAGAGTCCAGGATATGCAGACTCCTGGTATCAGAATCAACTTAGGAATATGCGTAAACAAAGAACAGTAGATTACTTTAATAAGAAATACAACCTAACTCTTTCAGACTTCGACGTTGCAGATTCATTTGGAATTGCACACTATACTAATAGCATATTGACTGAACGATGAAACTGTATCAAAGCAAAGATTGGCTATATAGAAGATATATAGTTCAAAAAAAGACGGTAACAGAAATTGGCAAAGAGTGTGGAGTATCTGCTATGACTATACAAAGATACCTAGATCAGTTTGGATTAATTAAGAAGCGATGAATATAGCCTATAAACTTTTCCATTTACCAAGAGACCATGCCAGAAATAAGGCTGTAGAAAATGTACATTCTCATTTACTAAAAAATATAAAGATGTTAAATTCAGATACAATAAAGATATCTTCATACTCTGACTATATTAAGTTTGTAGAAGAAAACCCAGATTTTAACGTAGACCCGATGGGATATAACTTAGATAATAAGCAGGGGTGGAGATACGGTGAAGTTGGTATATGGGCAAGTAACTGGCTTGCTTGGAAGAGTTTTATAGAATCAGAATATGATTATCTGATATTAATGGAAGACGATATTGTTCTTTATGAAAACTTTCTCCCTGAGCTAGAAAGATATATGAAGCAGTTACCAGAAAACTTTGATGCATTCCATGCATTCTGCCCATCAGACCAGAATCATAAATACGATTTATCCATGGATTTTTCAGATGAAGTATGTTCATCATACCAAGATTGGTCTGCTGCTTGTTATGTTGTAAGCAGAAGCGGTGCTCAAAAAATGATATATTTTGCAAGTAGAGGCATAAGGCTGCCTTTAGATTGGTTTATGTTTAGACAAAAAGACTTGCTTTCCGTGTATACACTCAAGCCAGAGGCTAAAAGAATCTGCAATATATTAACGATAGATTCAACATTTCAAACAAAAGAAGATAGGGAAATAATAAATGGGATACTCTGATCCAGAAAACAAGCCATGGGCTAAAGAAAAGATAATTGAATTAAGACCCACAACAGTTCTTGATGTTGGTGCTGGGCAGGGCGTTTATCTTGATTTAATTAGACAAGGCCTAGGGGCTGGAGTAATTGTTAATGCAGTAGAGGTTTGGCAACCATACATAGATCAATTTGATTTAGAAAATCGTTATGACAAGCTTTTTGCTATGGACGTAAGAAGCATGACAAACTTTGAATACGACCTTGTTATTCTAGGAGATGTTCTGGAGCACATGTCAGAAAAAGATGCGGTGGAGTTATGGGATAGAATTGCATTGCAGGCAAAATATGCAATTATATCAATTCCTATTATTCATTATCATCAGGATGCAATTAATGGTAATCCATATGAGGTTCACGTAGAGGAAGACTGGGATATAGAAAGAGTTTTAAGGACATTTAAAAACATAAAAGAATATAAAAAATTTGCTATTACTGGTACGTTTATTGCGGAGTTTAATAAGTATGATTCCTAAAATAATCTGGCAGACATACAAGGATCCAGTAGACACACTACCTAATTATGCACTAGATGCTTTAAACTCATGGAAAGATATGAATCCAGATTACGAGCATAGGTATATGGATGATGCTGAAGCTGGCAAATTTGTTTTAGAGGAGTACGGTCAAGAGTGGTATGACATATTTATAAATTGTCCAGTAGGTGTAATGCGTGGTGATCTATGGAGATATCTAGTTATATATAAGTACGGAGGTATATATACAGACCTAGACACTATATGCAAACACCCAGTAGAATTTTGGCTTAAAGAAGAATACGATATGATTGTTTGTCCTGAGAACAATGTTCATTTTTGCCAATGGACATTTGCAGCGGTAGCAGGACACCCTATATTAAAATCAGTATTAGATTTTATTAAAATTGGATTTGAAAATCCAGATTACACCAAGCCTCATTTTGTTCATGAGCACTAGTTTATGGCAATGGCGTAGATATCTGCAACTCATCAGATAAGGCAAAAGAATATAAGTTCTATTGTTTTGGCGGAGAAGAATGGAGAATGTTTCATTTTATGGGATCAAAGCATATTTACGGTAGCCAAGAGTGGAATGATGGAAAGTATGTTCAATGGATTAAAGAGCCTCTTACACAAGCGTATAGGGCTGGGGAAATACTAGATGAAGAACTGGAGATAAAGTAATGGCGGGATACCCAGATAGAGACCACGGATACCAATTGTGGGTTACGGATTTACAATTAATTGCCACAAATGCACCTTCAGGCCAAAAGATTATTACAGAGTGTCTTGAGATTGCAGAGATGCTTATTCAAAAAAATATATCATATGGAGACTCAGCATTGAGCCCAATTAGAATATTTTCACAGGCAGATAATCAAGAACAAATTAAAATTAGAATAGATGATAAGATTAATAGAATTAAAAATGGCTCAGGTTTTGCAGGAGATAACGATATTGATGACATGATTGGTTATTTAATCCTTCTTAAAATTGCCAAGAAACTTGCTATTTCAGTCGACTAGAAGTATAATAGTCTAATGAGCGAATTAGAATTAGTAGATCATTATGACCGAATGAATAAGGTTGTCGCCGAACTTCTTAAGGGCAATAGCCCAACCCAAATTGCAACCCTGACTGGTTTAAAAAGAGCAGAGGTAGTTGAACTTATAGATGAATGGAAGTCTGTCGTTCATAATGATAGTACTGCAAAAGAAAGAGCAAAGGAAGCAATCTCTGGCGCAGACAAACACTATGCAATGCTTATTAAAGAGGCCTGGAAGACCGTAGAGGATGCAGATCAACAAGGCCAGCTAAATGTTAAGTCAACAGCGCTAAAGTTAATTGCGGATATTGAAGGAAAGAGAATAGGCATGCTTCAAGAGATTGGTCTTCTTGACAATGCAGAACTTGCCACACAAATCTCAGAAACAGAAAGAAAGCAAGACATCCTTGTAAAGATACTTAAAGAGGTAACGGCTGGTTGTCCAAAATGTAAAATGGAAGTTGCAAAAAGACTATCTCAAATAACAGGTATAGTTGAACCAATTACAATAGAGGAAGCAAGTGGAGTTTAATTTTGATGATTTAATTGACTTGCTAGATGGCGAAGAGTTTGAAGAAAAGCCAGTCGATTTAAAAACTTTTGTTAGAAGCCCAGAGTATTTGGGTTTACCTGAGTTGTCTGATTATCAATACACACTAATTGAAAAAAGTTCACAGATTTATAAAGAGTCCACATTAATTAAATTATTTGGTGAAGAAGAAGGAAGAATAAGATTTAAACAAACCGCCAATGAAGTAGTTGCCCAGCTTGGCAAGGGCTCTGGTAAAGATTACTGTTCAACCATTGCTGTTTCTTATATCGTATATCTTTTGCTATGCCTAAAAGATCCAGCAACATACTATGGTAAACCTCCTGGGGACTCTATTGATATTATTAATATTGCTATAAATGCACAACAGGCAAACAACGTTTTCTTTAAAGGATTTAAAACTAGAATTGAAAGATCTCCTTGGTTTGCTGGAAAGTATACAGACAAGGCCTCAGAAATAAAATTTGATAAAGCCATAACAGTACACTCTGGCCACTCTGAGCGTGAAGCTTGGGAAGGATATAACGTTATAGTAATTATTCTTGATGAAATTTCTGGCTTTGCCATTGAAAGTACTACTGGGCATGATCAAGCTAAAACTGGTAGCGCAATATACGATATGTACAGAGCCTCAGTAGATTCACGTTTCCCAGACTTTGGAAAAGTTATTTTGCTATCTTTCCCAAGATATAAAAATGATTATATTCAACAAAGATACGATACTGTTGTTGCTGAAAAAGAAACTATTATTCGTGA